CACGTTCTGAGCGAACACGCCAACATGACCCGCCATGTTTTTCAGTGCGTTCATTGTGTAGCCAACTAGATTGCGCCAGCCCACCATGAGCTCGTCGATGTTTTGGATGACCTTATATATGCCGACAGACAATGCCGCGACGCCGAGAACAATCCAAATGATAGGGTTTGCAAGCATTACTGCAGCGAGTCCCATCATGGCCGATGTCAGGGCGACAATGCCGCCAACAACAAGGGCACCGCCGATCGTCATTAAGACGATTGCGATCTCATCAAATGCTGGGGCCATAAATCGAAGGATCGGTTCGATTGCCTTCATGAAACTCGTGGCCGTCTGCGTCATCGATCGAAACAGGTCATTGATACCGTTCTCGGCGACTATCATCTGCAGCTCTTCGAGCTGAGAATTAAACAGCAGCAGGTCGCCATTAAGACTGTCCATCTGGGTGGCAGCCATGCGCTCGGCAGCAAATCGGGCTTGGTCCAGCTTTTGCTTTAGCTGGTCAGCACCGAGGAGCCCCTCGTTCATAAACTGCATCATCGAGGAGCCAGCACGTCGACCAAAGATCGCGATCATATCCTCTTCGTTGCCGCCTGCAGCCTTGAGGTCCTTCAGGATTTCAACAAGGTTGCGGATCTTACCCTCAGCGGTCCGGGTGTGGACGCCTAGTTTGCGCAGAGCTTTTGTTTGCGTTGTCATCTGCCCGGTTGATTCGGCCAGCATTTTCTCAGTCAAACTACCTGTCGACGATAACGATGCGAACGTCGCCCGGAGTGAGATACCTGCCTTTGAGCCTTTGATGCCCGCGTTGGCCATAGAGCCCAGCAGCGAGGCTGTCTCTTCGATAGACATACCAAATGCGCGAGCGGATGGCGCAGCGTCTGACATAGCTGTCGCGAGGTCCGTGAGGTTTGTGTTCGATTTGGCAGTTGTTACAGCGAGAACGTCAGCAGCTCGCTGCAGATCATCTGTGCTCATGCCCATGCCCTTCATGATGTTGGTCATGAAGTCGGCGGTATTTTGTACGGAGGTTTTAGTGGCAGATGCGAGGTCCAGTGTGGGTCGCAATGCTGCGTTGATTTCTTTGATATTCAATCCAGCCTGAGCCAGAAAGGTTCCCGCCTCGGCGGTCTGTGTTGCTGTGAACTTGGTTGCTTTTGCAGCAGAACGCATGGACAGTGAGAGCGCGTTGATCTCTTTGGTCGTCGCGCCCGTCTTTGCCTTTACGTCCTGCAGTGCTTCAGTGAAATTCGCGTATGTCTTGGCTGACTTAACGAATACAGCGCCCGCTGCGACGCCGACGGCAGCAAATGCAGCTGTCGCCTTTTTGGCGCTTTTCATCATGGAGCCGAACGACTTCTTGGCATCACTGGCAGCTTTGTCGAGGTCCTTGCGGAATCGAGCACTGTTTGCAACCAAATCAACAGAGAGTCTGCTGATCGTGGCCATTGTTTTCCCTTATAGTTTTTTTGCGTTTCTGCGGTTTCGTTTCATCTGGGTCCGCGCAGTTTTTTCGATGTGGACGCCGAGCAAGCGCCGGAAGTGCATAAAGACGACCTTCTCTTTGCCTTGGATAGCTGGGCGAATGAAGGGCTGGGCTGCCATCTTTCGCTTGCCGTGCAGTCCATACTCGATGTTGAGAGCTTGGTGGCCTGTTAGGCCGTCGCGCCTTTTTGTCGTACCTGCTGAAACCCGGGCGACCATTGCGGCCTTTTTGCTGATCTTGCGAAGCGTCCGGACGTCACTGGTCGAGGTGAGTTTGATTGTGGACTTCAGGCCCCCGGTCTCACCGACGACCACGTTGTTAAGCACCCGGGTATAAACTGGGCGCATGGCTTCCTTACCTGCGGTCTTGAGCGCTTTCTTGTGGAGGTCGTGGTCGAGCGCGTTGAGTGCCTGCTCGAGCTCTTTCAGACCGCTGACCTTCACGGTCAACATCTTAGGTCTCGCCATTGGTCTGCTCCGATAGATTTTTGAACATAGCCATCTGGCTCGCCTGCTGCTGCCTGCGGTCCATATAGCTCATTTGTTTTGGTTGGGTGTAGATATGGATAAAATCAGTTGGCTGGAGAGCTTTCTTGCTGCCAGCGCAGTTGGCCACAGTTGCAGCCAATAGCCCTGCCCTGTAATCATCCCGGGTGGCTCCGAAGGGTTCAATGGACCAGTAGGCCATCCACTCAGCAAGTTCCTGAGAGGACAGCCTGTTTTCCATTTCCCGGACGGTCATCCCGAGATGGCCCGCAAGTCTAAATTTGAACCTGCGGGTCGGGTCTCGTTTTAGTTTTTTTCGAGTTCCTTGACGTCAGCGTCAGACATCCCGGACATGTTGCGGCAGATGTCGAATAGTCGATTCACGACCATTGCGTTCTTTTTGCCGAGCTCCGTCGCGTCGCTGTCTTTGAATACACGCTCCCCAGTCTCATCACATATGGACAGGACCACCAGTCGGGCTCGAAGGTTTTCAAGGTTGGCCGACTGGCCGATTGATGCCTCGAAATGATCACGCTCTCGAGCTGTCAGGCCCCTGATACAAATATCACCGCCCCACTCTGGGACTGACACGTTTTGAATGTCGAGGTCGACGGCTTTAAATATTGCTTTACGGTCTAGCATTTTTGTCTCCAAATATTAAAAATAAATAGAAGCCCACCCGGAGGTGGACTTTTGTTTTCATGGTTAGTCGGTAGTTAGGTCGAATGTAACAGCGCCGTCGATAGCGATATCGATGTTTGCAGAAACGACATCTTCGACAGGTGTGTCGATTGAATAGCTTGAGATATAGCCCGTGAAAGTTGCTTTGGCATTTTCAGAACCAGACACCCATTTGATGGCGAAGATTTGGGCATCTCCACTATCATATTTTGCTTTCAAAGCAGTGTGACTCGAGTCACCGCAAACCCAATTGACCGTCAGCGACAATGTTCCTGAGTCTTTCTGGCCAACTAGCTTTTGCTTGTAGTCCGAACCGTACTTGTTATATTCAATAATATTGGCAGTCAGCTCGAGTGTACCTACTGAGGAAACCTCAGCAACTTTGGTGGTGGCGTCTAGAGTTGAGCTACCGGCTGACAGCATGTGAAGTTCGGTTGCTAAGCCGTGAAAAGGAGATGCAATATTGCTCATGGTTTTACCCTTAGTTTGTGTAAATAGTTAAATTAATTATATTTCGATAGAGCTTGAGCTCTTCTTCATAGGTGTTGATCGACGAGTCGATTTGAGACCCGGTGACACTGGTGGACCCCATTGGTCCAGTCACGCCGTTTAATAGGTCAGTTATGTTGCCGGATAGAACCCGCAGCGTCTGATAGCTTGGGCTGTACGCAAACAGAGTCACTGTGTGTCTGATGACTGTTTCCATCGACCCGATTTGCGGAACACTATGTCCGGCACCGATCTCATAAACGATCGCGCTGCTGGTTGTGTCCTGCGGTAGCCGGAGGGCGTAAACACCTGCCACAGTTGAGCTGATCGCTGTATCGGCGAGAAGATGAGCCCGGAGGTCAATATCAATCATGATCGCTCCTCGCAGATCATCTGGATCTCGCGGTTGTTTAATTGGATATTAGCCACTGAGTTGATCTCCAGTGTGAGACCTTTGATGACGATATAAGCAGACCGGGGCAGACTTGCCAGTGCCGTGTAATATCTAAACCGAAGGTCGAACTCTGTCTTTGAGACTGAGGATTCGTCAGTGGTGCTCTCTCTGCGCGGTTTAGTCGTGGCGCTGCAGGCAAACTTTCCGAGTGACACAAATGTGCTCTCAACTTCTCCGAATGAGTTTTGCGCTGTGGCGGGGATAAATATTTCGGCCTTGTTGTTTAACTTTCCAGCTCGCATGTCATCACCTCAACTTGAATGGGTGAAGGAGATCTTTTGCAGCGATCACGGGCTTGAGGGCTTTAATATTACTTCCGACAATTTCGTTCTCCCGGTTCTCCCAAAGACTGGCTGCAATAAGTAAAATCGCCATTTTGATCGGGGCCGGAACTGCTGGGGAGGCTGTCCCCACGATATGACTCACATTGATGGCATCAACCTCATTTGCAACATCAACAGGCCACTCTGTTCCCATTGCTGGGTAAATGTGGATTCGACCATTGCGCTTGAGGACTCTGTATTTCTCAGAGGGTAATACGACAGGCAAAAAATGGCTGTCCATATAAGTTATTGATGTGACAAATTGACTGACGCCACCATCTAAAATAAGTGGCTGCTTTTTGTTTCCATTAGTTTGTGGAAACCTATCAAAAAACTGCGTCATCGCCCGAGTGATAAACATTCGCCCGGTGTATTGCTCAGCAAAATTTGTCGCGGCTTCAATCATGGTGATTGCCATGTTGAGCTCACCTTGATCCCCTGTTGTGTAGACAATATGTTTGAAAAACTCATCCGTCGTGACCGGGAAAGTCGCTGGCGATCCAGATACAACAACTGGGACCGCGTTGGCTTGAACCCATTCCGTTGTATAGAATTTTAGCTGTTGAGCTTCAAGGTCAAACCACAAATCACCTTCAAGTGCGTCAGTGGGCTCTGTAGCTGATACGGTTGTCCCACGGGATTCCTGTTGCAGGGTTGTGATCTGTGCCGCAATTACGAGAGGGTTGTCACTAACTAATGTCGGAGCATTTGTGACGTCTCCGATGTACAACTTAGCGTCGGCTGAGTTGTAAAACATAGCTCCTGAGAGCAGGGTTGCCGGGACGTGTCCGACGACACCCGACCTGTTGATTTGAACTTGTGACATTGTTTGTCCTTTCGTTGGTTACCTTAGCTGCCGATCAACACTTGCAAGATTCAATTGAGATCTTCGGCCTCAGTGTCATCGACTGGACCTTGATTCACTGAAAATTGCGGGAGGTCTGTTGTGAAATCTGGGTGACACTCCCAGCTTCTGCAGCCGAGCTCTGTGTGCCGCTCGATAAGGTCGCTGTCTAAATAGTCGTCGTGAAGTGCCATGACAACAGTAAAGATTCCGTTGTCTAGAATGCCGCCGATAAGCGCTCGTGGATGGCCTTCGGCGTCAACAGTCAGAAAGTAATCAGAGCAGAGAACGGTGAGCACTGTTGAGACGTAACTCTCAACGCTGGTGCATTCCAGTTTTTCCTCAATTGCTGTATAGCCAAAACTGTCGAGCTCAGGCTTCCTTACAAGCTGCCGTTGTTTAATTATTTTAGCCCTGCAGGCTGGTAGCAAAATTGCCACAGCCTTGACGGGCACCTCACGATGCTTAGTCATAACATCTTTCATATTTTTACCTCGGAATCATTGCAAGATACTTGCTAAAGATTTTCTAGTTGAGTTATGCGAGCCTCTAGCTCTTGAACAGTTTTGACGAGTAGCGGTACGAGCTTGCTCTGGTCTACTCCTTGAAGGAGGTCTTCTGTCCGGGTCACTTGGCTCTCTGTTCCATCTTCAGCCGTTACTGTTTCTGTAACTTCTTCTGTGGCGTCTTTCTCACCTGTAACAGCTTCTGGAAGATGCTCTTGCAGTTCGTGTGCAATAAAACCATCACTGCGCTGTTGCCCATCAACCCACCTAAAGTTAACAGCGTTTATAGCAAGCAGGCGTTCTGTTGCATTGCTGATAGGCTGCACATCTTCCTTGAGGCGATAGTCGGAACTGGTTGAGTATTGAGTCGAGTAGTGGCTGCTGGTTATTTTGCCCTTTACAACGCCAGAACCATTTTGAAAAGCTATATGCCAATTTTGTGGATGATAGCCTGTTGAGGTGCTGACACTGCCCTTTGATATTATTGTCGCAGTGGCGTCACTGGTGTTTGAAGTCCCAGGATTTACAACAAGCTGCTGGTTAGCGTGTGTTACAGGGTTAGACGACCCACCGACACCGAACCGCTGGCTGTACCCATCTGCAACTGCAAAGCCAGCTGACGAACTGCCCATTGATAAATAGAGAGAACCTGCAGTGCTGCCGGGGTCTTTACTTAAGGTTGCGCCGCCAGAACCAATTCTAAAATTATTTGCAGTAACAGTGCCAGTCACCGTCCCACCTGAAAGCGGTAAAGCATTTAGGGCACCGTCGGCACCAGCGGGACCTTGTGGTCCAGTGTTACCTGTAGCACCTGTAGCACCTGTAGCACCTGTAGGACCTGTTGGACCCGTAGATCCAAAGTAGCCTCTCGGACCTTGAGGCCCTGTAGAGCCAGTATTTCCTTGTGGTCCAGTAGCACCATCATCGCCATCAGTTCCTGCTGCGCCTGTAGCACCTTGAGGGCCAGTGTTACCTGTTGGTCCTGCGGGACCTGTGGATCCAAAGTAGCCTCTCGGACCTTGAGGCCCTGTAGAGCCAGTAGGACCTTGTGGTCCAGTAGCACCGTCGTCGCCATCAGTTCCTGCTGCGCCTGTAGCACCTTGTGATCCAGTAGATCCGGTGTAGCCTCTCGGACCTTGCGGCCCTGTAGAGCCAGTAGGACCTTGTGGTCCAGTAGCACCGTCGTCGCCATTAGTTCCTGCTGCGCCTGTAGCACCTTGAGGGCCAGTGTTACCTGTAAGCCCTCTTGGACCTGTGGCACCTTGTGGGCCAGTAGCACCATCATCGCCATCAGTTCCTGCTGCGCCTGTAGCACCTTGAGGGCCAGTGTTACCTGTAAGCCCTATTGGACCTGTAGCACCTGTAGGACCTGTTGGACCCGTAGATCCAAAGTAGCCTCTCGGACCTTGTGGACCTGTAGAGCCAGTAGCACCTTGTGGCCCAGTAGCACCATCATCGCCATCAGTTCCCGCAGCGCCTGTAGCACCTTGAGGGCCAGTGTTACCTGTAAGCCCTCTTGGACCTGTAGCACCTTGTGGTCCAATAGCACCATCGTCGCCATCAGTTCCCGCAGCGCCTGTAGCACCTTGAGGGCCAGTGTTACCTGTTAGCCCTATTGGACCTGTTGGACCCGTAGATCCAAAGTAACCTCTCGGACCTTGAGGCCCGGTAGAGCCAGTAGGACCTTGTGGTCCAATAGCACCATCATCGCCATCAGTTCCCGCAGCGCCAGTAGCACCTTGAGGGCCAGTGTTGCCTATTGGACCTGTTGGACCCGTAGATCCAAAGTAACCTCTCGGACCTTGAGGCCCGGTAGAGCCAGTAGGACCTTGTGGTCCAATAGCACCATCATCGCCATCAGTTCCCGCAGCGCCTGTAGCACCTTGAGGGCCAGTGTTACCTGTACCACCTT